AATTTTCGTTGATATGAATTATAGTGATATATCAATACAAGTGCCAACGAGTGAATATTTATTCGTTTTTCATAATATAGTTGGCAATAATGATGCAGATAATTATGGAATGTTAGCATTTCAAGAATTAGTTTTATATAAAAATAGTGAAACCTAATAATTTTTATATCATTAATAGTTAAAAATGGAGGCTTTAATTTCAGATCCTATTTTAATTATTTCATTGATATTAATGCAAATAGGAGCGAAATATTTAGATTTACAATTAACAGAATTTCAAAAGAAATTAATTAAAAATAATTTCATTCAAGTTATTATTTTATTTGGTATTATTTATATTCCAGTCAGAGATGTTTTCAAAACTATTTTTATTGTTCTCATTATCTATTTATTAATATATGTGCTTTTTAATGAAAATCATCGATTAAATATTTATTCTAAAAGATGGTTATTTAATGAAGGTATCATTAGTGAATATAATGATATTAAAAATAAATATTATGAAAAAATGGCTAAATTACAGTTTTAATTATTTTTTAATGATTTTTAATAAAAAAAAATGATTATTATATTTAAAATTAAGTTTATAATTAATAGATATGTCCGTATATGCCGAGTTATCATATAATGATCAAAAAGTTGAAATTCAGGAAGTTAAAGGAATTCAGTTTTCTATTTTGAGTCCTGATGAAATCAAGAAGCGTTCAGTTTGTAGTATTACTAAGACTGAAACTTATTCTGGTAATGAACCAGTTGTTGGTGGTTTATTTGATTCTCGAATGGGTGTATTAGAACATAATAAGATTTGTACCACTTGTGAGCAAAAGAATGTATTTTGCCCCGGTCATTTCGGACATATTGAATTGGCTAAACCAGTATTTCATGCAATGTTCTTTGATATTACTAAGAAGATTCTGAAATGTGTTTGTTATCGATGTTCAAGAATTCTTATTTCACCGCATACTGCGAGTGAGGATTTAAAGAATGATATGAATAAGATTTTGATGATCAAGAATCGTCAGAAGCGTTGGGAAGCCTATTTTAAATTATGTAATACCACCACTAAAATTAAGAGTTGCGGAGATGATAAACATATTGGTTGTGGTGCTAAACAGCCCGATCGATATAATAAAGAATCTGCGATGAAGATTATTGCTGAGTGGAAAGATAAATCGAAAGAGACTTCAACACAACTTGAATTTACTGCTGAAGATGTATTAAGAATTTTCAAAAGAATCAGTGAGGAAGATATGGAAGTAATGGGATTTAATCCACTCTGGAATCGTCCAGAATGGATGATTTGCTCTGTTCTTCCAGTTCCACCTCCTGCCGTTCGTCCTAGTATCATCGAAGAAAATGGACAAAGAAGAGATGATGATTTGACTCACAAATTAAGCGATATTGTCAAGACTAATAATAACATCATTGATAAGATTAATAAAGGAGCCAGTGAAGATACCATTAAGTTAATTACTATGGTTCTTCAATATCATATCTTTACATTTATCGATAATCAAATTCCGGGTTTAGCACCTTCACAACAGAGAAATGGGCGAAAGCTCAAATCAATTTGTGACAGAATGCGAAAGAAGGATGGACGAATTCGCGGTAATTTGAATGGTAAGCGTGTTGATCAATCAGCGCGTTCAGTTATTACACCTGATCCTTATATCAGTATTGATGAATTAGGAGTACCAATTCGTGTTGCTTTGAATATCACCTTTCAAGAGGTTGTGAATGAGTATAATATCGATGAAATGAAGAAATTGATTTTAAATGGGCCGAATAAATGGCCGGGTGCCAAATATTTGAAAAAGCAAAGAGATATGAATACAACTATTAATCTAAGTATTCCCGAATCAAAGGGAATGCTTGATAAAGTTGCAAGTGAGTTAAATATCGGTGATATCGTTCATCGACATTTGAGTAATGGCGATTATGTATTATTCAATCGTCAGCCATCTTTACATAAAATGAGTATGATGTGTCATAAAGTAATTATTATGCCTTATCAAACATTTCGTTTGAATGTATTAGATACTCCACCATATAATGCCGATTTCGACGGTGATGAAATGAATCTTCATTGTCCGCAAAACATTCAGACTATGAGCGAATTGAAGGATTTGGCAGCGGTGCCTTATCTCATCTTAGCTCAAAGGGATGGAAAACCCAGCATTGAAGTTGTTCAAGATACACTTGTAGGTTCATTTCGTTTAACTAAAGATTATACAATCGTAAGTGATAAACAAATGGCTAATTTGCAAATGTGCAATAGTTATTTCAAAGGTAAATTACATAAACCCAGTAAAGATTATACTTATACTGGTCGTGAAGTCTTTTCTGAAATTCTGCCTCCGTCTTTATACATCGAAGAGAAGAATAAAGCTGGTCAGAAGGTTATTATTAAAAATAGTGTTTTAACTGAAGGTAATTTAGATAAAGCAGTATTTCATAATATTACAAATGGATTGATTCCGGTAATTTATCACGATTACGGGCCTATTGAAATCAAGAAATTCTTAGATAATACTCAGCGTCTTGTTTGTAGATGGTTATTAAGTGCTGGTTTCAGTATTGGTATCAGTGATTTAGTAACTGATAAGAATACAGACACTGACTTAAATAATAAGATTCGAGAGATGAAAGAAGATGCTTATAAGAAACTTGAGGATATGCGAAAGGGAGATTTAGAAAACAATAGTATCTTTAACAATGAAGAATTTATTGAAAGAGAGATTATCGGAATTTTGAATCAAACGACAAGTGAAGTTGCAAGAATCAGTCTTACTAAGATTGATGAACGAACTAATCGTATGTTTAATATGGTTAATTCAGGTTCTAAAGGCAAACAAACAAATATCGCACAAATTATGGGATGTGTAGGACAGCAAAATGTGGATGGTAAGCGTATTTCTTATGGATTTACTAATAGAACATTGCCCCATTTCACTAAATATGATGATGGCCCCGAAGCTCGCGGTTTCGTAGAAAATAGTTTCATTGGTGGTTTATCACCTCAAGAAGTTTTCTTCCATGCTATGGGTGGTCGTGAAGGTTTGATTGATACTGCTGTTAAATCAGTTACTGGTGATACTCCTATCATTATTATCGAAGATGGCGAATGTAAATATACAAATATCGGTGATTGGATTGATAATAAAATTGATAATCCAGTTAATAAAGATAGAGTTGAATTATTCGGTCCCGAAGAATTAAATATGGAATTATTAAAAGTTACTAATAAAATTTATATTCCTACAAGTGATAAAGATGGTAATACATCTTGGGGTGAATTAACAGCAGTAACTCGTCATGATGTAGGAGATATTCTTTATGAAATTACAAGTAGATCTGGAAGAAAAGTAAAAGTTCCCAATTCTGATTCTTTATTAATATGGAATGGAAAAGAATTTCTTAAAAAGAAAACTTCAGAAGTTAAAATTGGTGAATTTATGCCAACAGTATCATCTATACCTAAATTACCTTATAATAATGATTATATTGATATGTCTATTTACTTTCCTAAAACTGAATATATTCATGGATTGGATTTTAACAAAGCCAGAAAATTATATTTAGAAGAAATGGAAAATGTAAAGAAACAAGGCAAAAGCAAAATTACAAGAGGTTGGTATGATAAAATGAATGGTCGCGAATTTACTTTACCTTATTCAAATGTTCTTCTTTTCACAAGAAGTGCAATTAGTGGAATATCTACAATTGAAGGTATTTTAGATGAAGGAATATATCCTTATGGTGCTGCAAGAAATTGTAGTTTTATTCCAAGTAAGTTTGAATTAAATAGAGAAAATGGAGTATTTATTGGATTATTTATTGCAGATGGTCATTCAAGGGTTAAAGAAGGAAATGTAGGTATTACAAAAGAAGAACCAAGTGTATTAGAATTTATTACACATTGGTTTGATAAATTTAATATTAGTCATAATATTTCTATTAAAACAGTTGAACCAAATGATAAAGGATATATAGTAGGTAAAACTACAACAATTAATGGATATAGTAGATTATTTGCACAATTTTTACAAAGTTTAGTTGGAACAAATTGTTATAATAAACATGTACCTAATGTTGCATTTACTGCACCTCAAGAATTTATTATCGGTTTATTAGATGGTTATTTTTCAGGTGATGGTTCTATTAGTAGTGGAACTATTAAAATAACATCTGCATCTGAAGAATTAATTATGGGTATTAGTAATTTATGTAATTTAATTGGAATATTTGGTAAAATGTCCAAAAGATATCATACAACTACAAATACAAATAGTAATATTAATAATTTATCATCTATTAATTGTTTATATATTCGTGCTCAATGGGCATTAAGATTTGCAGAATTGATTACATTAACAAATAAATCTAAAAATGAAAAATTTAAAGAATGTTTATCAATTAATTACAAACATAAATATTATAAAGAACATAATAATGTTGTTTTTGATGAAATTACTGAAATTAAAGAATTAACTGTTGAAGAAAAAACTAAATATAATAAATTATATGATGTTACTGTTCCCAGCACATTAAATTTCACTTTAATGAATGGATTGACACTTAACGACACATCTGACAGCGGTTACATCCAGAGAAGGCTTGTAAAAGCGATGGAAGATGCAAAAATTTATTATGATAATACTGTTAGAAATTCGAGCGGAACGATTATTCAATATATTTATGGAGAGGATGGCATGGATGGATGCAAAATTGAAAATCAATTTATACCGACAATTGAAATGTCCTTCATGAAATTAGAGGAAGAATTCAATTTAACAGAGACAGATAAATTACATGTGTATCTTACACCAGAAGCATTTAAGGAAGTTTCAGGTAAAACATTTGATCGTTTAAGAGATCATTTTCAGGATTTATTAGATGATAAGATGTTTCTTATTAAGAAAGTAAATAAAAAGAATAGTAAAATTACTTATCCGATCCCCTTTAATCGTCTTATTAATACCGCTGTAAAGCGAAAGGATACAGTGGGAATGAAAGGAAGTTTAACAGATTTAACCCCTGACTATATCTTAAATACAATTGATAAGATTATTAATGATTTATATGTGAAAGATCAAGAACAAGGAATCATATTCTTTCATATATTATTGAGATGTTTCTTATCACCAAAGCGATTGATTATTAAACATAATTTTTCAAAGGCTATGTTTGATTGGTTAGTCAGTCAAATTTATGAATATTTCAATGAAGCACTCGCACAACCAAGTGAAATGGTGGGGGTTGTTTCAGCACAGACAATCGGAGAAATGGGAACTCAATTAACACTTGATTCTTTCCACGTTTCCGGAACTGCTGCAGCAGTAAAAGCAACAAGTGGTATTCCTCGATTGAAAGAAATTCTGAGTGCCACTAAGAAGACAAAGACACCAACACTAATCATTTATATGAAACCAGATGTGGCGACTGTTATTAATCCTATTATGAATGCTACAGGCGATGATTATGATGATGAAAGAATTGAAAAAACTAAATTAATTGCTATGAATGTTAAGAATAGTATTGAAATCACCAGATTATCTGATATTCTTGAATATAGCGAAATTTATTGGGATAGTGAGAATACAATTGATCGAGATCAACCGATGCTTAATATTTATAATAAATTTCAGGGATTATATGACGCGATCAATAAACATCGCAGTAAATCCCCTTGGGTATTGCGAATGAAATTTAATAAAGAAAAGATGGTAAGTTATGGATTACGAATGATTGATATTTACACTAAGTTAAATAAGAGTTATAATAAATATATTGATTGTGTTTATAGTGACGATAACGCCGAAGAATGTATTTTCAGAATTCGATTAACTGAATTTGCTTGTAAAGACATCGAGAATAAAGATGAAATTGCAGCGATTAAGGCAATTGAACATAATATCGTCTATCAAGTATTATTGAAGGGTTATAATGGAATCAATAAGGTTTCTTTGAATAAGAAACAAAATGAGATTTATAATGATGACAAAGGCACATTTGATAAGATAGTTGAATGGGTTATTGATTCAGATGGTACTAATCTAATGGAGATATTGGCAAATCCAAATATCGATTCTACGCGAACTATTTCAAATGATATTCGAGAGATTCATAGTGTTCTGGGAATTGAAGCCGCAAGAAATGCATTAGCACACGAGTTAGTTAATATCATTGGTGAAGGTTCGATGAATTATAGACATCTGTCATTATTAATTGATACGATGACTTATAAGGGTTCATTGATGTCAATTGATAGACACGGAATTAATAGAAATTCAACAAGTGCTTTGAGTAAGTCTTCATTCGAAGAGAGTGTTGATATGCTTATTAATGGCAGCATTTTCTCAGAATATGATAATATTTCAGGTATTTCACCACAAGTGATGTTGGGTAAAGTTCCCAATTGTGGTTCTGGTAACTTTGATATCGTTCTTGATGAGGAATATATGGTTGAATTAATGAAATCAGTTGATAAGAAACGATTGAAGAAGATTGCTAAAGATCTAAAACCAATTAAAGAATTTGATATCAATGAAGAAGAGGTAATCGAAGAGGCAGAAGAAGAAGATATTGAAAATATGGATATTTCGTTTAATTATAGCTTGAAACCTAAAGATAAATGTTTCGCATTTAAGAAACAAGATATAAAAATAATCTAATTTAATTTATTGAAAAGAACCAAAAGAACTTGAACCTAAGGATCTTGGCGAAGATGATCTTGATGCGATATAAGAAAGTTTTTTATTTAATTCTCTTTCTACTCTATCATTTTCTCTTATAAATAAAAGACTGTGTTTTGGATCACCTGATGGTCTTTCTTGTAATACAAAATTTAGTTTTTTGCCAATGGCAATCATTGGTTTATTACTTGGCATAGTCATATAAGAAATATATTTCATTTCAGGAGGACATTTTAAGATAGCATAATTTATAAGAAGATTTCCATAACCTCTACCTGTATATTTATGATCAATAATCATTTCTTGAATATAAAAGGTTTCTACTTTTTTATCTGGATGATTATCAATTTTAAATTTTTTATTTTTATCAATAATTATTATTCCTGCTAATTCTTTATCTACGAAAAGACCAAAAATAAGATTTTTGATTATAAAATCTTGCATATATTTGTGTGCATCTTCGGTGTCTTCTTCCATTATTTTTTTAAAATCAATATATAATTGAGTTGCTTTCTTATAATTTCTTTTAGTAATCATTTGAAGTTTAACATTTTTATTAGCTCTTTTTATACTTTCCTTTACTAATTTTGCAATTCTTGCTTTTTGTTCTTCTGCCTCTAATTTTCGAGCAATTTTAACTTTATTTTCATATACTTGCTGAATTTTATTTAAACTCTCTTCATCATCTATATTCGATTTTATTAATAATTTATATTCATCTACATTAGCGACATCATATCTATTTAACATTGTTTTAGGTATTGTGAATGCCATTGTTCTTAATTTATTTTCCCAAATTTTTATGTTTGATGGCGTAACATTCATTTGAGTTATTTTACAATAAAACATAATATCTTTCTAATTATAAATAATGAAAAATTTTTGTCCTTTTAGAGAATTTAAGGAAATATTCGGAAAACCAAACGAAGGCGTACATTCATATAGATTTCTTAATTTAGCCATTATCGATGTCATCGGAACTATTATAATCGCTTTTATAATTGCCAAAATTTTCAATTTAAACGCATTATTGACAATTGCAGCGGCATTCATACTTGGAATAATTCTTCACAGACTCTTTTGTGTAAATACGACTATCAATAAATTTTTTTTTGGTGAGGTTTATTAAATGTGTTTTAATGCTTCCGTTTCCTTAAATACCTTTATATTTGGTTTTATAATGGCAATAGTCGCTTATTATAGTAAAATAATTCGTAATTCAACTATTCTTATTTTACTTTCATTTTCTTCAATACAATTATTAGAATATTTCACTTGGACTTATTATAATAATAAAAAAATTAATAAGATTCTCAGTTATATTGGATTAATTATTATACTTACTCAAATATATTTATTAAATTATTATTTACCACCTGCTAATATTAGCAGATTTATATTAATCTTACTTTTAATTTTATTGATACTATTCATAATTATTCAATTACCTAAAATTAACTTTGCAATGACTCGAGGTAAAAATAAACATTTGATTTGGCATTGGTTAGATTTACCTATTATTTGGATAATTATCGGTCTATCTTTCTATATAATTCCAATTCTTTTCACTCGCAATCTATTTATAATTATTATTTATCTTTTAGTTTTGGCAATCAGTCTTTATTTCTATTGGAATTATAAAACTTGGGGGTCTATGTGGTGTTATTTTTCCAATTCATTATGGGCTTTTGTTTTAATAAAGCTTATTATTAAATATCTATTTGTATTATTATAAATCTTTATTATTAAAAAATTTGATATTATTATTTTTGAATAATAATCAGTCATTCAATCAATGAACGAAGACATTTATTGTGATTTAGACCTTGTGATCTCTGATCTTTATGAATTAGATGAAAATAATGATGATAATAATGAAATTTCGCGAGATATCGATAATGTTGAAGTCTCTTTGCTTAAAAATGGCGGGTTTCGTGAATTAATCGAATATTTATTAGATAATGAAGAAGATGCAAAAGAATATCAAATTATTAGAGCGATGAATAAGAAGTTATTTATTAAATTCTCTGATATTTATGCGACCCTTGATTATTCAATAAAGGATAATAAAACGACTAACTTTACTGTGAGGAAATTCAAGAGTTTCAAACTTGGATATCAAAAGTATAGCGATATTTAAAAAACTTTTTTGTATTAATTTTTATTCTAAAATTTATTAAAAATGATTTTATAAATTAAAATTAAATTTATCATTAAAATGATGAACGACTATATTTCTGATAAAGTTGCAAAATTCCTTAACCCCTTGATCGATCGTGATTTGTATGATGAAGTTATTAAAACTTATTCATTCAAAGAACTTGATATGCGTCATATTAAAAGTGGCGAGTTTGCGGAAATTATATGTAATATCATCGAGGATGTTGAAATTATAGAAGAACATGATATTAAAGTCTGCTTTAAGTATAATGATATTTATAGTGTCATTGCCGTTAAAGTTGATAATGATGAGAAAACAAATAATCTTAGTTATATAACATTTGATGACTTCGATTCTGCAATTGAATGGTATGAACATTTAGAACCTTCTTATGAAATTGATTGTGACACCAGCGAAGATATTTATAATAAAATTGAAGATTTCACTGATGATATCGAGAGATTGATTCGCGATGGAAGAGAAAAAACACTGATTAGCGAATATCCTTTAAATGAGTTAAATATGCATTTGATTGATTATGGCGAATTTTCAACAATCATTTCACGGCTTCTTTATGACTACTGTGATATCGAAGATGAAATGTGTGATGACACTAAGATTTGCTATTCTCTTTCAGATGCGGTGGTTGTGATTGATTATTCAATTGATACCAAGAATTATAAAGTTACGCTCAGAGGTGAAATATTCGATAATATAGATAATGCAACCGAATGGTATAATAAATTATCTTAGGTTTTTTATTTTTGTTTTGATAAATTAATGGATAATTGCAAAGAAATATCAGTAATACCACAATTTGGTGGCACTTGTTGGTTTAATGCTATTTTGATGATTGTTTTATATAGTCAAAATATGCGAAAGATTTTAATAAAAGAGGCTAAGAACTGGAGTAATCCAAATTCATTTTTAAAAATTATTAAATCAATTCTTAAGAATTATGATAAACCTGAGAAAGTTCGGGAATTTTTCGCCAAAATTAAACCAGAACTTATTTTATTTAAAATGCTTAAATCATTTGATGATAAAGAAATGATTAAATTTTTGAAAACATCGATTAAAAATGGTAGTGATATTGGTTATTATCATGATTATATAATTAGATTTTTGAAATATATAGGAATAAATACACTTGATATAGTTGTTATAAAACAGAAAGGATGGGTATATAATAGCACCAATTATTTATTAAATACAGATAAAGAATTCTCTTATATTTATGATACCAAAAATAAATCTCGATTTTCTTTTTTGAAAGATTTCGATGATTTTAAAGATGAAATAAAGAAGAAGACAAAGAAAACAAAAGTTTTTGAAGAAATTAAGAAGATATTGACTGATATTCCTGATGTCTTAATAGTCAAACACGAAGAAGTTATGGATAATACTTTATCAAAAGATAATTATAATTTTATGAATTATTATATTCCAGAATTTAATGGTTCGAGTTATTCATCATCATTTATGATCCGTGGTTTAGATACTTATAATGATATTATTTATTTAAATGGTCATAAATATAAATTAGAAGCGGTTACTTTAGAAAATTATAATTATGATGATAATGAATTTTCACACGCAATTTGTGGTATAACTTGTAATAATAATCGATATGTTTATAATGGTTGGAATGCACAAACTAATGATCCGAGTTTAAAAACAACTGGTTCGTTTGTTTCTCCTTGTGCTTTGATTAAATATGATTGGGATTTAAGGAAAGATGAACCATTTTGTTTAAATATAAATACTTGTAAATTAGATTTCCTTAAATCATCCGTAAATAAAGATAATTTATGTTTCTCATTTGCAAAAGGAGAAAGAATACTTATATATGCAAGAGTGGATGATGAAACTACTGTTAGCGAAGATTTATTTAATTCTCACAATAGTGATATAAAATTATCAAGTGTTTCTGATGTTATTAAAAATATTTATGATATAGATGGATTAAAAAATGAAGAAATTGTTGGCAATTTAAAGAAATATTATAATATAACTGTTTCTGAGACAGATAAAGATAATAGAGAAAAATTACAAAAATATTATTATGATCAAATTAAGAAAGATTTACACCTTTAATCATTATTATTTTTCTTATTTAAGTATTTGTTATTATTACTTATTAAATTATTTATAAATGGATGAGTTAATTGCTAAATGCAAGGAATTAGGCATCGAATATTTAAATAAAAAGACTAATAAACCTTTTGGAAAATCAATACTATTTAAAAAGATTATTGAAAAAGAAGAAAAACAAGAAAAAGAAAAAAACGAACAAACAACAATAAAGATTATGAATAATATTACTATCACAAGTAATAATAAAGAATATGAAAAAAAAATTAAGAGTTTAATAGATGAATGTCGTGAAATCTATGATTCAAATAGTTCATTGTTTAGCAATGATTATGCAACAGAAATAATCCAATTAATTCTAAAAAATCCAGAAAAATTTGAACATAAATTAAATAATCTATGTATATTAAATAATACTAATGAAACATTATTTAAATTGATAAGAACTATTAAGAAAAATTATAGAATTGTATTAGAGACTATTGTTAAAAATAGAGAATGTGATATTATTGAAATTAAAAACATTTTTAAAGAGAGTGAAGATAAAGATGATAATAAAGATGATAATAATAAAGATGACGATGAAGACTATGATAATGATGAACGTAATCTGTCTTTTTTATCATCTAATTTAAATGATACTTATAAAGAAAAATTAAATATTAAATATATTAATTATTATTTGAAAGAATCATTTGATATCAGTAAATTTAGTTTATCAAGAATCTCAATACCATCAATAGAAAAACAAGAAGAAGTTATTAAGATTCTTGAAACTAATGATCTTTTCATTGAGACTTTAAAAAATACGATTCGATATAATAGACAAGTGATGAAACAAATCTTTCAATAATTTAATAAAAATAAAAATTGATTCTTTTTATTATTTAAGTATTTATTATTACTTATTTAATTATCACAATGGATGAATTAATTGCTAAATGTAAGGAGTTAGGTATCGAATATTTAAATAAGAAGACTAATAAGCCATTTGGCAAACCCTCATTACTTAAAAAGATTGCTGGAAAGGAATGTTCAAGTCAAATTACTGAACTATCACAAGAAATTTCAATCGATTATAAGAATGAAGTCATTTGGACTACTGTTGAAAATAAAGATTATTCTGAATATGAAAATAAACTCTTGAGTTTGATAAAGAAATGTCATAATATCCTTTATTCAAATGGTGCCATTGTTGGAAGTAATGCGAGCAATGATATTATTAAACTTCTTATTCTTAGATTTCTAAATATCATTTATAACACTGAACAAGGCAAAGAAAAATTAGATAAGTTAATTGAAAAACAACCAGAGAAAGTAAAAGAAAGATATTTACCTTATATAATTGATATTAATAATATTATAAAAGTTGAAAATGGTAATTATGAAAATGAACTTAAAGTTTATATTCAAATTTTTCTTCAAAAACTATTACCTGATATCTTTGATTCAATTGACGGAACATTAAATTCCAGAAAAGAACCTTTAAATATCTATAATATGATTGTTGAAATTTGCAAGACTATTGATTTGACTGATACAAATCTTTCAAATTATTTCTCTACTCAAGGAGGTAATATTTATGAATATTTTACTAATAGCTATAGCAAAGGTGCAGATTCTAAACAACTTGGGCAATTTTTCACGCCATATCCATTAATAAAAGCAATTTTAAATGGTTGTGGTTTTAATGAATTGATTCGAGGAATTGAAAACCCAAGTTTATATGACCCTTGCTGTGGTTCTGGTGGTTTATTATGTATCACTTATAAAGAAAATAAGGATTTCATTAATAGTAATTTAATTTATGGTGGAGAAATTGAAAAACAAACAATCAAATATGCTTTAGGTTCATTTATTATAAATACAAATGAACTTAATACAAACATTATTAATTGTGATTCACTTTCAAAAAATCCTTATATATTCGAAGATAAGAAATTTGATATAATCTTTACAAATCCACCATTTGGAATCAAGAATAATTATAAAGATAAAAAGAAAGCATTTGATTTATATAAAAAAGAAAAATT